CAATGGACTTCTAATGTCTATATGTCAATCACACTTGAATGCACAGTCGAGACTATGAGTGAAGCCTCCGCTATGGCTCTAGCACTATCTCAGCAAGGCGCATGAGGTGGTTAATTGACCACTGTTGAACAAATGGCTGAGGACTACATAGCCGAAACAGGCATGGCACTATGTGGAGTGATGGAGAAAGCACTCATTGAGAAAGGTGTACCTGCAGTTATCGCTAGGGCTTTGTCTGAGCGAGCCTGTAAGCCTGTTGCGAGGTCTGCGGCCAAGGAGACAGTGACCACAGTCAAAAAGGCCGGAAGGCGTGTTAAATCGGCATATAATCGTAAATACAAAGCGGCATTCAAGAAAATAGCACCTAAGTATAAACTAAAGTCGGGTAAGTGGAAAAAAGGCGGATTTAAGGCGGCTGTAAAGGCGGCACATAAGGCGGTGAAGAAATGAAGCGAACAGGAAGGACACTTACACTAACTAACGACCTCATAACTACACCTGCAGTGAATACAATTGAAGCGGGTGGGGCTAGATTAACAACTATTTTTGAGGATGACCGAGAAGGTTATGCTTGGAAAATTACAGAAATCAACGAATTCAACTTGTGGTTTCAATCATTCACTCAAGGTTGGGCGATCATGACTACTAGGCCGGACTCATTTGAGAACATCGCATCATATCAACAGTGGGCTTTTGGGAGGGCATTGTTTAGTAATCAACTAATTGGAACCATTATGCAAGATTTGAATGTCGGTTCAAGATATGTATCTTTGAAAGCAGACCACATGGCCGTTAATCATTTGTCTCTATTGTATAATGACCGAGAACTTCCAACTTACAACATCACTTTAGAAGAATACACCATCTCAGACCGTGAAGAAATCGCCTATAAAATCAAAGAAACATCTCAATCATTGAATTCAATAGGTGAGCAATAATGAAAACTCATGCAGAGATGCAACTTGAGATTCTGAGATGTCTAAAAAGGATTGAAAAATTATGCAAGGAACTCTTGAAGCAATAGCACCAATTGACAAACAACAAAATGAAAGAATTGTTTGGTGCGAAAGACTACTTTATTTAATTGTAATTTTACAATTTCCACAGTTAGCAAGTTTGATTTAATTACCGGATTTCGGATTTGATAAATTTCTGTACGTTCTCGGAGCTTGAGAGAGCCAGGAAAGATCTATTTTTTTTTGCAAAAAGTTCGAATTTAGTCAAATTTGGCCGGTTTTTTTGTCTGCAGACATAAATTAGTCTCGATGGAAGTGAATTTTACCAACGAAAACGCCTCAAAAGTGTCATTTGTAATCCGGCTTTTTTTCATCATTATTGACCGGAAACAGGTAATTTCTAATTATCTCTTTCATCAATAGATCTCTGGGGGTATTTCCAAATCGAGCAATAGTAACTTTGAGTAATTCATCGAGAGGAATATCAGAATATTGTATCTCTCTAGCCTCTATCCTTTGAGTAATAGCGTCGGCAATATATTTTGAGCGACTTCTTCCCTTATAGGTGGTCTTTTTGTCAAGTTTTTCAACCATTTTGACAGGTAATGAGACACTAATTTTGATGTGATAGTTCTTATTCAAACTTAATCACCTTGATTGGGTATGATTTCCATCCACAAACATCGCACACTTTCTGAACGAATTGGGTTTTACCATCTCTTGGATATATTGTTCGGGTCTTTTTGGCTTGACAATTGTAACACTGCATAGATTGAGGGCTTACTCCCTAGTATATAGGTGGTTGCTACCGAGAGCAGTCAAACCTTTTGTTTCTAGATATAACCTAGAAAACCACTAGATATAACACAGATGTTCAAGAAAATAGACTACAATAGTTATAATAACCGAGCCTATCATGAAAGGTACATGGTTAAGAAAAGTGACTCTTTTTTCATTAGACAGACATTGAATGCATCCTCAAATAACACCTATCAAGAAATCCCTCTTGACTTAGGTGCTTATGTTGATGCTCTAGGCAAATCAGTACTGAGAATTCATAATATTGCAGTAACATTCTCCGACCCTGCAGGTAAAGCACTAGAAGTAACAGGTGCTACCACTGCGGCGGCACAGTTTCAACTATGCACACAGTCTCAAACCGATATAGTGTTTAGTTCAAATCGTGCTGTTGTATCTAGTGGTAAACTGTATGGTGTAAACTTAGATCCACAAGACGGCTACCCTCAAGTTTCACATGATACTGATGTCTTACCTCAGATGTGGACTAACGGTTATTTGGTCGCTGTTGATTCAATATTCCTTGGCGGTCAAGCCTCTAGTCAATGGACTTCTAATGTCTATATGTCAATCACACTTGAATGCACAGTCGAGACTATGAGTGAAGCCTCCGCTATGGCTCTAGCACTATCTCAGCAAGGCGCATGAGGTGGTTAATTGA